CCGAGGCGCCCGTCGAACTCCTCCGGCGGCGGCACGTCGGCGACGACGTCTACTCCGTCGCTGACTCCTGGCTCGCCGCGGTCAACGTGTACGACGCGTTGCAGGCCGCCGGCGCCCGGGCCCAGCCCTCCAAGGTCCTGTTCTCCGCCGAGGCGGCAGAGTTTCTCCGCGTCCGCTACGATGGTAGGGGCGTGCACGGCTACGTGGCCCGCACTTTGTGTGGGCTCGCCGGCGGCGACCCCGCCGCCTCTGAGGCCGTCACTCCACTAACCCGGATCCCCGCCATCGCCGAGACGCTCTCCCGCTGCACCGCCCGCGGGCTCGACTCGGCCGTGGCAGGCGCGCTCTTCCGCCGCCTCGCCGCACACTGGGGCGCCGCCGTGGCCTACCCCGGCGCCCCCCCCGTCCCCCCACCTGCCGCCGCCATCCACGCCGCACGCCCCCACGGCGGCTGCGGCGTCTACTGGGACGGGGCCGACGCCCGGAAGTGGGCCTACACCCGCCTCCCCTCCCCCCCCACATCGGCGCCCGCGATCGTCAACCCCCGCGTCGCGCCGACGCTCGCCACCGATGAGGCCCTCTCACGTGTGGCGGCCGCCCTCCCCCCCTCCTGGCAGCCCGCCTTGCGCCGGCTGCGCCAGGCATTCGCCGACGCCTCGTACGCAAAGCCGTACGGCGCGGCGGTCCACGAAGTGGGCCGCGCGCGCGCCGCCGCTGAACTCAGCGAGTGGTACGAGGCCGTCAGCCGGATCGCGCCCGCGCGCGCCCCCCACTGTGCCCCTGACACAGTGTGGCGAGGCGACGCGGCACGCGCTCCGCCTGACGTCGCGGCGGTGCAGGGCGCCGTCGCCCGCGCCTTGTCCCACGACAAGCCGGCACGCCCTAGGCTGCATGGCGCGATCCCGCGCATCCCCGGCGCGGCCGTGGCCCTTCGCGACCCAGTCTGGCGCACGCACTCTGGCGTGCGCGCCCTCCTGTCGGTCGTGAAGCCACGTCTGCTGCCCGACTTCGACGCCCTCGCCGCCGCCGCCGGCACTGACTCCGCCGTTGCCACCTCTTGGGGTGCGGACGGTGCCGCATACGGCGCGATAGTGGGGGTGTCGCCGATGCTGCGGGACTACGCGTCCCTCGTCAATTCCACGCTGCGCGCCTCGCGTAGCCTCGTGGCCACCCCCCTCTTCTCCGGGACTGACGTCCCAAGCCACCTCGCGTTCGCGGAGGGGCTGCGGTTCACCGCCGCCTCCCCGCTGCCTCGCATCGGGTACGTTCACGCGTAACCCCCGCCCGGGTCCGCCCGGCCAATCTACGGATGCCACGCATAGCTCGCCTTAACCTGTGTAAAGCGCAAGCGTTCGCTGGTC